AGGCAGTTCCCCGACAGATAACTGATGTTCGTGTTCGCCACCGGTACTGCCAGCTTGGTATTCTACGCCCCATTCTGATGTGCCCTGTGCCAGCAAAACACGTCCTGCCGGCATTGCCTCCCACGTACCGCCAAAAAGATCTGCAGGCGATGTCGAATTTACAGACATATATATACTGCCTACAGGATATGAATCTAAAGCAGTAGGCCTAATATTTTGTACCGTCCATACAACACTGCCGTCATTTATCTCCTGTCCTACAACAGCATTAGCTTCTAAAATCGGTTCAACGGAACTTGTAGTTCCTGCAGTTTTACATAACAAATAAGCCCAGCTTGGACCATTACCGTCTTCGGTATATCTTATATCTCCAGCTATAATTTCCTCATTCGGATTCCATGCATTCTTACTTTTTCCAACGATCGTGATTATCTTATTTTTAATATCACTAAGTAAATTAATTCCTTTACCTGCCAAAAGAGTTAGTAAATCTCCCTTTTTAGTTGCAATAACACTATCTTTGCCAATAGTAATGCCTTTTAAATTAAAGTCATTTGGATGAGCCTCTGTATCTTCATTATGCTCAGTAACTTTATCCTCTGCAATTTTTCTTGCATTAGCCACTGTTACTATACCTTCAGGATCAATAATTGCTGTTATATTCGCCATGTTTTCCGTTACTACATTAATACTAAATTCTTCTGAAATCACAACAGAGCTTGATGCGGAAGGCAGAAAATCAGGGGAGGTATCTGTCATTATTGCATACATTATTTCCCCAACATCAGGATCATTTGCAAATACACCACATTCACGAATATAGTACCCTTCTGAAAGTTCAGCATTAGTAACAATACTTTGAATTTTAGCTAATCCACCATTAACACTGATTGCCGTTAATCCTAAAGCTTGTTTGGGTTGAATCAAATCAGTAAGATCTTCTGGCGATACTCCATCTGGAATAATACCAGAACCCAATTTCATCTTAGTGATCGTTAATGTACTACCAGCAATAGCTTTTGCCTGTAATACCTTTCCTTGTTTAGTCAACATTAAATTTGCCCAGTTTGGCATGTTACTTCAACTCCTTTGTGTACATAGATTGCAGCTCCAAAATAATTATTGATATTTAAAATCTGTGGTTTTATATGTGATGGGAAAATTTCCACTTTTCTCATTGAAGAATAGACCCCTCCAACAAATAAGGAGCCAGCTATTTGACGGTCAAAACTTAAAGCGTCAAGCCAACTCCTAACATTCTTACTTTCTTTAATTGCCCTATACAAATTGTCCAAAACAGATTTATCTGGAATGCCTTCTGAAATCATTCTTACCTGAAAATGATATGGTTTCCCACCATATTCCCAATTCTCATAAACTTTTGCTGATTTAAAAACAGCTGTACATACTTCCTCTACTGCAGCAGGAGTGCCTTTTCTCCGATGCCAGTCAATGGCCTTGCGCACTAATGCCCTTTTTTTATTGATATCTGCCGCATAATCATAAAAATCAACATGATATTGCCAAGCTAGTTCATCCACCAATGTTTCCGGCAACTGATCCAATCGTGGCAGCAACAAAACTAATTCAGCTTTTTCATTAATCGTTTGTAATTTTTCTGCAATGGCATTACAGATATTTCTTATCGTTTCGTCGCTTGCAATGCTAGTGGGTAGCAACTCGATTAAATTCAAATTTTGCAGATCATTCATTTTCTAGCCCCCCAAATGTAACATTAACATTTTCAGCTATCGCTACATGGTTATCAGCAACGATCCGAAAAGTAGGCGAAGATATAACCGCTCGCTTGGCGCCAGCATTTTTAATAAGACAGATTAACTCGTCCGGATTGATATCACGGCCAAGCTTAGATTTTTGCCAATCGATATAATCCTCCACCGCTTTCGCTACCGCGCTTTGAACGGCAACAGATTTAGCTTCATTTGCCCGGTCAAGGTAATACGTGAGTGTAAGATCATAATTGACAACCTCCGGAGCAGCCACACGCACATGGTCAGTGAGCGGCCTTACAGATCTATCACTGCACGCTGCCTCTACGATATCCAGCATTTCTTTTCCCGGTATTCCACCGCCTACAAGTAGCGGTGTTATCAGTACTTGCCCAGGCTCCGGTGATATTACCGATACATCAACAATCAAAGACGAAGCTCGTTTGGCAATTTTAATGTATTCGCCCACTGGTCCAGCTACCGAAAATCCCTCCGGAGCCTCGCGAATAGCCTCACGCAAAGAATCGTCACTCTCGACATCTGAACCTCCCTCCGACGTTGTGGTATTGACCATTCCAGCGACGTACGGAATTGGATCAACAATCTTATTGATTTCTCCCGGCAGATAGCCATTACCGAGAACACCAGCCACAGTACAGGTAGCCGCTACAGAAACATCCAACTGTCCAGCTATGACCGTTGCATCCTGATCAATAGCAAAAAACACATTATCTCCAGCTGTCGCCCGCGTACCTGCTGGAATGTTTGTCGCAACGGACCGCACATCCGACAGGGTTATTTTAATTGTCGTGACAGAGGCCTTGGCGCCAATACGTTCTGCCCCGACAAGTACGCCCAAGTGATCCAGGTTGGCACCTGCCGAATATCGCAATAGATTTTGTTTGCCGGTGTAGTTGATCTTATTGCACAGCATCAGGATAATGGCCGCAATCACGCATAAAAATAATCGGACAGGATCACCTTGTGCAAGGGTTCTTCCGGTTATTTCCGTATAAAGCTTTATGATATCCGATAATATTTCTTGTTCGTCTGCACTAACAAATTCAATGTCCGGCAGATCACTAAGTTTCATTTATGACCACCTTCACTTTCGCCCTTAAAACGCCCTCCGCATTAGAGCGCCATGTAATTTGTTTTACCGTAACTCGCGGCTCATATTTTTTTAATGCAGCAAATATTTCACTTTCTGCTTTCGCTTTAGCCGATAACAGCGGAGCATCTACATAGTTTGCATCAATGCCAAAGTCACGGTCTAACGGTACGTTAAACTTAGACGTGCTAAGTATTGTACTGCAATTTTGTAAAATTTCCATTTGCACATTTTTTGGAGCAAAATCTACGTCAACTCTTTCTCCCGCAGTAAGTTCAAACTCCATCAGCGCACCTCCTCTGTAGAATATTCAGTCAATGTAATATCGACGCTAACGGAAAGTATTTTACCGCCTGCCCGCCAATAGCTTACGTTTTCCCCTATATCCTCCAGCAACCAATAATTATCAGATACCGGCGCGCCACCTAAAATAAACGGAAAAACTGCGCCTGTGTCCCTCATTTTCCGCAACCGCTCCAGCTCGCTTTCGGGATTTATGCCGTGATCAGTGCGCAGCTGGATCTTCATGCTAACTTTTTCAACGTCAGGCCCTAAAAACTCCATTACAGGTTTACGACCAATCAAATCGTGCTTTGCCCAGCGGCCGGAACCACTACGCCCGTAATCACTAAAAGTACGAATTTTACCATATGACACAACAAAAGGGATATCTCCCATAGATCCAACTTGCATATTAACCTCCTACGATAACATCCGGACTACCAACAGCAACACTGCCCCCGCAGTCTATCGGATCACCTACCCTTGCTGCCTGCAGTCCATTAATAAGAACTGTGCTGCTGCCGCTGGCGATATGCGCTGTATGTGCTGGATGCACGATACATCCATGCGGAGCATAACTATCACCAACACGCCCAGCGCCTTTACCATTAATTATTACATTCGTACTGGCACTCACAAGCACAGTCCCTGGGCAAGCATCATGCCCTGTATCAGTATCGCCTAATCTTGTCGCCTGCAATTTAACCACCTCCTTTAAGTATTTTTGTATATAAAAAAGCGCCCTTAGAATAAGGACGCTTTAGTTAGCGATTATCTACCATTTACTCTCGATAATATTAAGTTTTATTCTCGTAAGTCCAAAAACTTCATGATTAACATTCATACCTACCCGCTCCAAGGTTTCTTTTAAACCGTTATGCAATGCTTCATTATTATATGCGTAATATTCGGTAAGTAGTACATCTAAAGCAGTCATTTGCTTTCTGATTTTTTCAATAGCTTTCTTAACCTGCTCATTTTTAGGCGCATCTACTACCATTTTCTTTACCCATATCGATTTTTCAGGCTCAACTGGGATTGGTTTAGGCTTTTCAGTAATAAATATCGACTTACAACTTTCTTCGCGATTTCTTACTTTGCAAATTTTTCTCGCTCCCGAAGCAGTTATAACTATAAGTGACGCCGTCATTGCTGATGTGCAACCCGGATTATCCTTTTTAAACAATTCCAGGTCTTCACCTGCCAGCAAAAAATAATCACGGCTTTTTATCAGTAACCCTTTTTTCGACCAATACGGAACAAGGTTAAAAACTCCTGTCTTTAATACTGCCGCTAAATCACGTTTAGTTATTACTGGTATTCCTCTGTAATATTTCAGGCTCGGCTTGTATGCTTCTTCGATCAAAGTTTGTTGCTTTGGCAACTGCTTTAGCTTAGCCTCCATTTCGTGAAAGCGTTGGACATAAGAAGCTGTAAATATTGCACCTTTTCTTCCAGTCTGCTTATGAGCTAAAAACTCACAACCTTTTTTAGTGATTTTATAACTCCTCAATGTGCGACCAATCTTATCCTTGTAAGTTGCTGCTTGAAAAAATTCGTTGAGCCCAACTTTGGACTGAATGAGATATTCGGCATAAACGCTTATATCTCTTAATAAATGTTTATGCTCTTTTTCCAACATTTTAGCGACTTCACGGCTATCCAAGCTTAATGTTTGCAAATTGTTCATTTTAATAACTCCTTTCAATTTGAAAGAAGTTCCCCTATATGATACAATATTTCACAGAGGGAAACCTCAGCTAAAATGTACTCGCTTATCTTTCCACGGAGGGCGGGTACATTTATTTTTTTATGTCGCATTTCAACTTTTTTATTCCTCGACGTATAGCTTCATTTCTTCCAACTTGCTCTTGGCTACAATATTCATCTAGAATTTCTTTGCATTCTTCATCAAATCTAACTGTAGCTTGATACGTCTGTGGATTTTCAGTCGGACGACCCATTTTGGCGTTCAATCATTTCACCTCACTTTTGAACCTCAAATATATATTATATTTTTGAACTTCAAAAGTCAAGTATTTTTATTGTTTTATAATCATCACTTATACTCTATAATATTTGTGAAGTTTTCTAAAAATATGGTATAATTTAAAAAACATTGGAGTTGATTGTATTATGTCCATTTCATTAGCAGATGTAAAAGATTTTTTACTAGTGACTTCACCTATAATTATTGCCTATATATCCTATAGAACTAACAGAAAGAGCGCAAAAGAAATACAATTAGACATAGAAAAAACTTTAAAAGAGAAAGATGCGGAAACAAATCAGATTCTTACAAAAATAAATGCTGAACTTGAAAGTCAAAAGGAACTTATTTCTTGGCAACACTCACAACCACAGACAGAAAAATATATAGAAGAGATTGGTCTAAAGAGATATAGTAACATATGCAATCTACCTAGTTTGATTGCTAAAATCAATCTAATCCTCCAACACAATAATCTTAAAACAAACGAATTAGAAGATATAAAATCTATGTTACTAAAAATAGATTTGCCTAAATCGGAAGAAGAATTATATCCTTATGAAATACCAATTTTGATAGAATTCAACAAATTATTTCATACCATTGAACAAAAACTTGAACCTAAAATTTAAATTTTCCATATGAAAAGGCACTCCTTAAGAAGTGCCTTTTTGCTGTTGTTGATTCCTTATTTGATTAATATAACCATATTGTTTTGTAAGATGTAAATTAACAAAAAATATATTTATGCTCATACCAAGTAAAGCCACAGTATAACAAATAGAAAATGCGAATAACCAGCAAGAAAGAATTATCATAAAATATACGAAGAATTCATTCACAAAAATATTTAAATTTATTAAAAAGTAGCATAATAGAAAATCAAATATCGTTATCAAAATAAAACCACCAGCAAAATAATAGCAAAACAAAACGCCAACTAAACTTTCTGCTTTTGATAATACATCAATTTGATTTATACTCTCTTTAGTTATTACAGATACCATCAATGCTAAACCTGTTATATATACCCCTAACAATCCCAGCAATCCAGCTGATATTGTTATTAATACACTTTCGATTTTACTAAAAAAAACATACGAATTGTGATTATAAAGTAGACAGAGCATAATTGAAAATATAATTGTAAAAAATATACTTATTTTCCCTGCATGCTCTGCAAAACACTCTTTATATTTTTTCGTAACCCACAACATACTATAGAAAGTATTATATTTTTTAAAATCATCAATTTTAGCCATAATTACCTCCTTAACATTTTAGCTAAAATATATCTTATACCGTCCTTTCCAATTTCATGTACTGATGGAATAGAGTTCTTTTCTTCTGAAGAAATAAACCTTTGTTCTGGAGCATCATCTGAGCTTTTAACCGTTTTATCTTGTCCATCTGCACCAATTCCTTCTGCTCCCATATCTCCATATCCTTGGCTAACACCATTAATAGCATTGCTCATATATTTATTGTTAATATTTAAACCATCTTTACTCTTCTTATCGGCTTTAAATTCCTGCGTATATATTCTTGCATTTATGTCCTCAATAGCCTGTGGATTAGCATACATATTTTGAATATCACTACATCCTGGATTTTTAGGAACTATGCTTATCCATATTTTTGAAATCTTACTAAAGTGTTGAAGTTTTTCTCTTAATGTATCTTCATCTTTTAATAAAAATACTTTAAATGTGTTTTTACCCATATATTCATTTAATAGCATTTCAAAAAATTCACAAAACTGATTTTTTCCAAAGTACTGTCCAGTTGTAAAGGCCACCATCTCGTGCTGCACATCAAAATAAAATGTTGCACTTCTCGCCAATTTATCTGTTGGTAAATCTTTTACATCATCTTCCTCTGGATCATATGTTTTTATATCATCTTTAAAAATTTTTACAATTCTTCCAGTTACATATTGTTTTTCTATGTTTTTAGTTAAAGTAATAAACTTAATTCTACCTTTATTTTGTGGCAACACAATAATTTTCTTACTCGATAAATTATAAATCAATTTATCGAGTATCTTTTTCAATGAATTTCTACCTTCATAAACTTCAAAAATCTCCTCATTTACATTTACCTTAGCAAAATACATGTATGCCATTTTATCTCCACCTTATAAAAATATTTATAAGGTATTTCGACGTAAATAAAATAATACCTTTACATCAAGTAAATTATTTTATTATAAAATTTATGAACTCACCTTAATTTATCTCTACTTTATTACCTCTAATAGTAACACCACCACCGGCAATTATATCAATATCACCTGTAGCATTTACAGTTAAACTTCCGGATTTACGATCATGCTTTATAACAGTACCATCACCGAATTTAATCGCCCTTATATCAGCACTTTGCTCCTGCGGTTCATCTTCTGTTGAAAAAAATGAGCCAATAATAAAACCCTCATTTAGTCCCTGTCCGCTTTTATTTTGCATCATTAAGCACAGAACTTGTTCATCAATATCAGGTATCCAGTAATCCTTGTCGACCATGCTTCCACGATTTACAATCATTAAATTACCAGATACCAAATCGTCTTTATCAGAAAAAGCTACTCTTGCAGTATTTGTATTGACGTCAATAGAAGATACCCTCCCGATACGAATTATGTTTTTTATAAAATTAGTATCCATTTAAACACCTTCTTACATCGATATTTGTCGTATAACCGCTGCCAATATCATGTGATGCTCTGGTTATCAAGTACTTATCATCAAAAGCTCCAAATCCTAATAAATTAACTGTAACCCCAGATAATAAGACAAAGTTTCCCAACATATTTAAAGATCCAGTAACTTCGTCTTTATTTTTTTCGCGCAACCGTTTTTTTGCTAAATTTAATGCTTCCGCAACACTTTCAACTTGTTCATTTACTTGCAATGTTTTTCCCTTTTTACCAGCAGCAGTATAAGTTGCCTCAATATTAGATTTTGAACTGCCCTGCTGATAACTAACTCTGCAGGCAGCATAAATATCTCTAATTTTAGTACGCAAACTGTAGCCAGTACCAACAAACAAATATTTCATTCCAGACTCTTTTTTATAAACGGTACCTGGTTTTACTATTGTTATCTTTGCTTTTTCCGCTTCATATTTTGCTTCATCAAAAATAATGATTTTTTTATCACTTATTTTCAATGCCAGGCCTTTATCCTTACAAATTGCATATAAAAAAGACAGATCAGACTGTTCTGTCTGTTCTGCCCTATCCAGCACCGGATTTTCTTCTGTGTCCCAAAACAATGACATTCCTGCAGCTGAAGCTATATCATTAGCGATTACCTGCAGCTTTGCCTTTTCCCAACTCCGGCTACGTTCAGTACCTCTAAGAGTATTATTATCAGGCACGGAAACTGCTTTTATTTGTACTTCTGACGGATAGCCGCTGCTTGTTATTTCATCGATTTCAAACAATCCCAAACGCAAACTTTGTGGTAACGCCGACAAAGTTTGCCAATATTTTTGCTGCAGAATTACATCTAGAAGTGCTCCTTTTTCCGGCATCCATGTCGATTGCCAAAGCCCTGCCTTGTCTTCCAATGTTATCTGCAAATCATCGGCTTCTCCCGATAGATTATCGGTATAGCTGATGCTTTTTAGATATTTACTGATATCAACTGAGATATCTTTATTATTATATTTTATGATCGCCGATATTCTACGTGCTTCCATTTAACGCCTCCACGGCGGCAGCAAGTTGGTCGGAGTAGGCTTTTCATAATCCGGCACATCCAAAATAATACCTGCCGGAAAAACAACTATGTCAGCATATTGCTGATTTGTTTCCAGCAGCGCGTTTACGCCACTTTCATCGTCATATAATTTTTTTGCTATGCCATCCCACATATCGCCCTGGATTGTGTAATAGGTTTTAGCCATACGAAAGCCTCCTGTTCTGATTCTGCACTTCTGCCAACATTGCTTTAAATTCACGCATTTTTTGATCTAATAAAGTTGAAATTTCAGCAGTATCCGCATTCCCTTGTACGGTGATCTGCGGCGCAAAAGTCGCATTTATACTGCCACTGGTACCCAATGGATTACCCATGATTTCATTAGTTTTGGCCAGCAAGCCTATATTACGTTTATTAGGAGTATGTGGTATCGCACTTTCACCAGAGTTTTCTGCAAAAGTAGTAAGAAATGCCCCCCTGCCATAAATACCGCCATACGCATTTTCTGCAACCTCTGCACCATTACCGGATGCCGTAATATTAACTTTGCCAAAAATAGGAGTAGATAAGAAATTACTGATAGATTGCCATTTTTCGCGAAGCCAGGTTTCGGCACTTGTAAATTGTTCCTGAATATAACTTGTGAATCTAAATATTGCAGCAGATGGATTATCCCAAAAATAATCCCAATATGCCGCTAATGTATCCCAGTTAGCAATTATTGCAGTAACCGCGCCAATGATCCAACCTACAGGCCCAGTGACAAAAAAGGCTATTCTAGCTATTGGACTGTCCCACAAAGTTGTAAAGAACTGTTTGACTGTATCCCAATGCCTGTATAAAATAGTTCCGGCAACGACTAATAAACTGATTCCAATCAATAACCAACCAATAGGGCAAGCTGCCATAGCCGCATTTACCAACATCATTCCACCACTCCACAGCTTCGTTGCCAAAGCCACAGTCCTTTGTGTGCCGGCAAGAAGCATTGTTTTTGATCTTAATACTACCGTACAATTTCCCAAAGTCGTCTGCCATAAAGCACAGGTAGCCATAAACGCATTATAGCCGGAGATAATAGCTCTACCCGTTTTAAATGTAAGCCATAATAACCCAAAAGTTCCAATAGTGTATATGATCCCCTGTGCTACTATTGGGTGTGCTGTAGCTAAAGCCGATAACTTCCCCGTCCATACAGCTAAAGAATCACCTACATTAGCTATGACAGGTAAAAATCCATTTGCTAATGATATTTGCAACGACTCAAATGCCGAAGAAAGACGTATAATTGCACCTTCTGCATTAGCATTCATCTGCTTTGCCATTTTTTCAGACGCACCATCACTGTTAACTAAAGAATTTGTCAAATCACCAAGCACTTTAGGTCCTGCCTGTAGTACTGCCAGCCACCCCGCTGCTGCCTGCTGCCCGAAAATAGCTTTCGACATAGCCAGCTGTTCTTCTTTACTTAATCCTTTCATTCGTTCTTGCAATTGGCCTACTATGATAGCCATCTTTTGAGGACCTTCTGCATTGCCAGTTTCAATACCCAAAGTTTTTAAAGCCATTGCAGCTTCTTTTTGTTCATTTGTCAAATCTTCCATTGACAGCCCCAGCTGCTCTAGCGCTTTACTTGCCATTTTAGGCGGTCCGGCCAATCTAATTAAACCAGCTCTCAGCGCTGTACCTGCATTACTCGCTTTAATGCCACTATTAGCCATAATACCTGCTAAAGCGGCTGTCTCCTCCATCGATGCCCCAAATGCGTGTGCTACAGGAGCAGCATATTTCATCGTTTCTCCCAACATTTCCACATTAGTATTTGTGGATGTTATAGTAACAGCATAAACATCAGCCATATGTTGCGCTTTATCAGCACTTAACCCAAAAGCAGTCAGATTATCAGAAACAATATCTGCAGTACGTGCTAAATCAGTATTGCCGGCAGCAGCTAAATTTAATAATCCTGGCATACCTGCAACAATCTCTTTTGTTTTCCAACCGGCCATGCCCAGATAACTCATTGCTTCAGCGGATTGCGTCGCAGTAAACTTTGTTTGTTCGCCCAATGACCTTGCTGTTTGCGTCAACAAAGTCAATTCCGGACCTGTTGCATTCGCAATAGCGCCAACTTTAGACATAGCAAATTCAAATTTCATTGCAGTCTGAGCTGCAGAGATGAACGGCTGAGCAATAGTGCCAATAGCAGCTGCGGTAGTTAAGAAACTTTGGCGTCTCTCTACAAACTGAGAATTTGCAATATTTTTTTTATTCAATCTATCCTGTAACAACTTCTGTTGTTGCTGAGTTTTATTAAGCGTATCTTGATATCTACCCATTTTTCTTTCATATTGCTCTACGCTCATAGCTCCATTAGTAAACTCAGCATTTAATTTTTTTTGAGCAAGATCTATTCTTTTAACAGTCTGTTGTAATTCTGTCAATTGCGAATTTGCCATCTTGGTCGATGATGTAAAACTATTAGATAGCATTCCATTTATAACAAATGCTGTCGTAAATATATTCGCCATTTTTTGCCTCCATTAAAAATTTATAGTATAATAACTATAAAGAGGTGAGCTTTATGATTATTCTTGCAATTTTGTTTTGTATTGGTTTTATATTGATGTGTATAGTCGGGTTCTTTCATGCAATGATTAAAAATAGACGGGAAGAAAAAGCATTACAATATGATTCTTCTGCTAAATATGATGGCGTTTACAGGCCTCTCTACGATCCTGATACGTATGACGGCATCCAAGACCCCGACGTGATAGCAGTATTAAAAGACTGTGACGAAGTTTGTTCGCGTTCCCCAATAAAGAAAGAATATTTACGTTAAAAGCCCACAGCATTATTCATGCAGTGGGCTTTCTTTTTTTATTTACGGCACTTATTGTTTCAAGCCATTTCTCTAATTCGTTCACTGGTTGATTAAACCAAAAATGAACATTACCATATTCAAATAAGCATACTGCTATTTCCCGGATAACTCCTGCAGGGCTTGATCGGTCAAAGTGCCTACTAAAAAAACTGATACATTAGAAGTCACTGCAACATATTCCCTAATTGGTAAACCCTTAATATCATCAATTGTGACACCTAAAACCTTCGCCGCAATAACAGCATGGAATGTTTTAGAGTACACAATTTCAGGGGTACCATCTCCAAGAATCCTTGCCTGCTGCTCTGCGGCCGCAAAATCATATCCCGTTAGTTCTCCCAATCCTTGTTTAAGTTTTTTATAATCTACTTTCATCATTTACCTCCAAATTTTAAAAGGGGCACCACTCTGCGGGCCGCCCCCTTTATTTATTTTTAATTCAGACCCAACGCCTCACGGACATCGGCAAGATAGTCAGTACCGCCAATATTAGAAATATAATTATATTTATCAACTTCCAGCACGGTTTCGCCAGCAATAATCACTTTAATATAATTAGTTTCAATGGTGTTGCTGGATCCGGTAGTCGTTCCAACGTCTAATTTGCCGAGTTCGGTTTTTTTCGGCACGCCGCGGATCACGCATTTTACAGCCTTTACGACGTACTCACTTTTTTCAGGGTCGTAAAACTGCTGCGCGCCGCGCAGGTCTAAGCTAACCCCCTTTTGAGATGCTAGGTTCATTCCAGGTTTAGAAATCGTACGCCAGTTAAGTACAGTTTCCATACTTCCAAAGTGCCCTAAAACAGGGCTGTCTACCTCACCGGCAATACCAGCACCCTTTACTGTTTCGGTCATTGCATCCAAAGACGGTAGTTGGACATCAGTTACGCCAAGAAGATCATTTCCGTCATTATAGGCTCTAAAGTTAATTAGCTTTTCCGGAACAACATTATTACTCATCTTTCATCCTCCTCATTAACCAAACAACGTCTCAAGATAAGACGTATCAAACTCGATAGTATTTTCAATGACACGTGCCGGAACCGGCGGCGTAAAATAAGTATGGAATCTTACAATACCATCCATCTGATCTGTTGTTGGATTCTCCTCTTTCAAATATTCAATTCTTCCACCAAGCAAGAACCCTCTTGAAACAAATCCATTAATGCGAATATTTTCGCTATCCACGACAAGATCAATAAGTCGTTTGTTCATCGGGTTATCTACTTTAGACCAATAACTTTGAATAAAGGTCTGTGCATGCCAATTGAACATACGCCGTAAACAAATAAAATTGTCTTTTACATCTGTATTTGCAGGATAACAACCAGTACGATTCCCCCACAACTTCCACCCACCGATAAAGTTCAGGGCAGTAACTACACCCTGCCCATTAAGATAATTAGCTTGTTCCAGATCTAAAACCACTTCAGTTCCATCAGACAAACATAAACCATCCATTTGTATATTTTTATTTGAAGGACTTTCATAGGGAATATCATCATTTTTTGCATCCAAAACGCCCATCGCACCCATTACCGCAGTAGAAAGATGATATTTCTTTTCGCCAAGTTTTACCATAGGCCAGCAGACTATTTGATCCACTCCAACATAATTGTTATTATTTTTCCAAGCCGGAACATCGGTATATTTTCTTACTGTGTCAGCCGGAACATCTACCAAAACAGAAGCTTTAAACAAACCGTTAATAGTACTTGCTTTGGCAGTCATAACAGCGGCCACTTCTAGATCGTGTGTCCAACCAGGAGCAAGCACCATACCAGGTACTAAACGATACAGAGGAAATACTTTTGAAAGATTCTCAAGACCTGTGTATGCGCCCGTACTGATATCAATACCACCAATAATGTCATCCTTATCCACGGCTGAGGGATCAATTTTTTCATAGTCCAAAAAAGCACTGTCTGTAAGCTGTCCGCCACTTAATGCAGTAATTACTAAATTCCCATCACTGTCAAAAGCAGCTTCATAGTCAACGCCTTCCGTCAGTGGTTGTCCGGCAGATGCTTTTTTTACTTTCAATGTTTCAAGTAACACTGGATCATTTACAATCACAGTTTTTTCACTGTTGAACTGAACCTCTTTATCACTGACCGGCGCTTTATGTTTTTTGGGATCTAAAACATTAACAAAAACTGTCGGTGAAACTGCATAAAGCGAATATTGGCTATAAATAGTTTCGCAAAGAGTGTATTTCTCCCAATCTTCACTATATCCCATAGCCGCTACCGCTTCTGCATATGTATAGCACAAAATAGGTTTATTAACCTCTGCTCTGTTACTTGCCAAATGAATTGGAGCCGTACCAAAAACAACTGGTAACCCAGCAGTAGAATTTACTGCTGGAACAATAGATGTTGGCACCTCAGATGTATATACGCCATGCTTATATGCCATATGTTATTCCTCCTTTTCTGCCAAAACAGCAGCTTGGTAATATTTATTCATAGGTGTTCCCGCTTTTGCAATAGCCCTTTCAGCTTCTGGCAATTCTGAAATAGCTACAAACAGTTTTTTAATTTGCGGACACTTTTCAAATACATCATCAATATGAGTTGGTAACCCGCCAATGAATACCTGATATTTCAATAACTTTCCGTTTTTGTAAGACGGACCAACATAAATAAAACGCTCAGCTTTTACTGCTTGGACATTTTTCTTGTTAATAGCCATAGTTTATTTCCTCCTCTACTGGTTTACCCAATGTATAACTAACCGTCATTAATCCCTGCCACTGGGGGAAGGGTTGATCTTCTACTACTTTAGACTTTATAGGTAGTATAAGCCGATGCTTATTTACTACAGTACGCTTTTTAAGCAATGCCTGACGTACATGTTCCATAAGATTAAACAAGCTGCGCCACCCCTCAGAAGTATCACCGTCAATGATACTAAATCCTATTTCAACCTTTGCTGCACTCTGCTCATCACCATCTTCACATTCAAGAACCAGCACATAAATACATGATTCACTTTCCTTGGCATTAGTTTTCACTGGCAGGTATCCCGGATAAACATTTATCGGAGAATAAGTCCCATCAGATTGCTGCGATTCATACTCTCGGACAATATTTTTTAGAAAACCCGTCAAATTTTCCATTAATTCAACCTGTGTCATTAACGTCCTCCAAATTTCCCATAACGGTATGAAACTTCATGTAAAAATCTTTGATTCAATGTTTTTTCTGCAAACGGGGCAATCACACTCATTGAGCGTTCTGCTGAAAACATCTGCGGAACACTGGGACCATGAGGTATGCGCAAAGGATAACGCATACTTAAATTTTTGCGCTGCATAGCTCCAACATAGCCTTTCAATGAAGAACCAATAAATAAACCTGGAACCGGTTTGGGTTTATTTTTTTTCATTACTTGCACCCTTACTGGCCCTTTCTTATATGCCCGTACTCTAAAAGCAGTGATCAACGGTGCTTGCCCTATAGAACTGATCATTCCAGTAAGCTTTAACCGAGAAGCACGTTTAATACTTAAAGTAGACTTTATATCTTTTGCTGATATCAGATAGTTTTTTCTGATGGTTTTAGATACTTCAGTCTTTACCATTGCAGACGTACGATTTATTGCACTCGCTGCCGCCGCTATTACTTGCTGAGGATAATTCTTAAGCAGACTCTTGGCTTTTTCTATTTCCTTTGCATCAATAGATATCATCTGTCATTCGCCACCAATTGGATAGTCAAAATTCCCATGTCATCAGCACAGCTCTCAACCAGATACTGCTTATCATTGACGCCGAAAAGCTGTCCATATACAGGAAGCTCAGGCAAAGCTTCTGCCAAGCAATTTACCTGTAACCGACTGCCATAAATACCAGGATAAGTTTGGCTGGATCCAGTCCCCGTAGATAACCCCTCTGCAACAGAAATGTCTTGCAAGATGGCGCTGCATTCGGTACCATTCAAGTTATGTTTATCGGCAAATTCTAACGAGTTAATAAAAGCCGCAGTATTATCTGCGGCTATCTGCTCACGAAAGGTTTTCATTTTACTGTAGCTGCGGCATTGACTGGAGGTAGGCTATCACCATCGGTCTCATCTTGCTGATCGGCCGCACCCTCCAGCAGTTCTAAAAGCTTTGCTTTATTAGCTGCCTTAGGCACTTCTAAGCCTCTTTCTTCGCATAAAGCTTTCAGTTCGGTGTTGGTAAAATCTTTCAATGTTCTTTCTGCTTTTTCTGTACTTTCCACCGAAACTTTTTCAAATTCTTTCGGCGCACCTGCTACCAGCGCATTCGCTTCAACTTCCGGCAGTTCGAGGATCGTTCCTGCCTTATACTCGACGCCATTGCGCAGCAAAGTAAATTTCTTTATCAATACTTGTTGCATTTACAAACCTCCTTATTTAACTTTCAAGGTCGCCCAATCATCCAAAAACTCCGGACATACTACACAGCGGCTGGACATAGCCAGAGTAGTCGTATCACTTTCAGTATTGCCGGTAACTTTAGGAATGTATGCGCCTTCATAAGTACGAAATTGTTTGTCGTCTTCAAGCTGCGTTACTGCGCCAAAGAGACGTTTACCACGACCGGGCACACCAATAATCATATGATCATCAGGGATATACTGGGCAAGGTTACCATCGTCACCCTCGTACACGCCATCATAAGCGTAGATTTCCAGATTAAGGGATTCAATGTAACCAACTCGCAGCAATTCCGGTCTTACCAGCTTCGGCTGAATGCTCATCAGTGCTAAATTTTCACGGCTGGGCACCAACAAATATTTATAAAGCTGCTCGTTATTGAGCAGGTAGGATACTACATTCTGTGAACACAGGGCCACTGTAGGGATCATACCCGCGTTGCGGCGAATCTTCTGAGATGTGTCACCCATGACATCATAAATTTTGGCGCTTGCATTATCCCATGTGTCCGATCCGGACAGAGTTGTTTTATTGTCAAATTCAGAAAATGTAATCGTATCAACAACAACAGTTTCACCATCGTCGGCATAGCCTTTGCATTCGTATTCACCGTTGATCAAAAGCTGTGCAGCCATCCACTCCTGACGACGGACGCAGGCATCAATCAATTCTGCCATGTCATAAGCGCGCAATTCTTGCGCACGTTCTGCCGGGGTACGAGTACTGTAGATATCTTCGCCAAAACCACGACGCTCAATATCAGACGCTTCGATAGTCCGTTTAGGGCGCATCAGCGGAGCTTTATAAGACCTGATCTGCGAACCGTTACGGCTCATATTTACACCCTTGCTGCCCGGTACAACAAACGGCGCCATTCTGCGACCGCCTTTGCGGTATTCCATATCCACGGTATTCGTCAAAAAGGTTTTAACCGCGGGGAAAAAAGTATCAATCAATGTCGTAGTCGGCGGATTGGTGCGCTCAATCGCCTGCAGCAAAGTTCTGGTATCATCAATATTAATAGGCATTATCTTCATCCTCCTTATTTCACGCTGGTCAAATAGATATTGACCGCACGCAGTTCTTCTTCATGAGCAGTGGCATTATCAGATGTTTGTGCCACAATAAGTTTTTCACGATTAAATTGACCGCTGATATAAACTGTAGTAACAACGTCGGTCCCGGATAAAACAATGTCATTGGCAAGGATCACAGACGCTTTATCAGCTCCGCTTTCAGATGCTGTGCTATCTACAATCTCATATTTACCGCCAACTAAAGCTAACAATGTGCCTCGCTTATAGCTGGCCGTAACTCCTTTCAGCGTTACGTTTTTAGTAAGTACCGGTACTGCTGTACCACCAATAAGCTCATCATAATGAGTTCCGTTCATGTTGGAAATCATTTCCATTATTTCGCACCTCCAAATTTACTATTCATTACCTTGGCCATCTTATCCAATGCTTTCGCATCTGCTACTGCACTTACAGCAGCCTCATCGGTCGCAGGATTAGCAGCAACGCCATCAACACCGGAGCTTTTACTGTCGGCTACCATAGCGGCTACAACATTTTGCGCAGCATTGGCTACCGCCTCTACTGGAGCAATATTTTTTACTGCTTCTACATAATTTTTTACTTCCTCAACAGTTTTTCCACTTTTCTTAGCCTCATTGATGATCGCAGTAATCGCGGCATTTTTTCCATCATCAAATGCTTCTAAATCAAGTACACGTTGACGCTCAGCAGCTACTGCAGCCTCAACCGCTTCAGCAGTATCAACCGCCATCGCCGGAAGCGTATTATTTGCTTTAGTCTGGTCACAAGCATTAGCTGTTGTCTGTGTATCTTCCAACAGTTCCTGCAAGCCTAAAGCATTAAGAACCTTTTCTAATTTACCACTTGGCATATCTCTAACCTCACTTTGTTTAAATTTATTTTTTACCGCTTCACTATTAGCAAAGCACTTCAAATCATAAGACACTGAATTGAGCACCAAAGTATTGCCATTTAACGCAGCAGTAACTTCTCCAATGATCTCGTCAGCAAAACCTTTTTCCTTACATTCTGCGGCGCCCATCCATGTTTCGTTGGACATCATCGTTTCGATTTCTTCGTCCGATACCTTACAACGCTTGCGATAGGCAGCGACAATGCTTGTTTTGATCGTAGCCAGCGCTTCTACCAACTTAGACAGTTCTGCCGCAGGATAGTATCCGCTAAGGCCGATAGCCGGGTCGTGGATCATCATCAACGAGTTAGACGGCATAATGATTTTATCTGCCGCCACGGCTACAACCGTTGCTGCGCTGGCAGCCAGTCCGTCAATCACCGCCGTGACACGCCCTTTATAGCTTTTGAGCAAATTGTGAATAGCATGTGCCGCAAACACATCACCGCCGCCGCTGTTAATGCGTACGGTAACATCTCTGCCACCCAGCCCGTTAAGATCCTGGGCAAACTGCTGCGGCGTTGCCTCATCACCAAACCATGATCGCTCTGCTGCGATTGGTCCATAAATCAATATTTCAGCGTCGCCACTAACATCATTCCTCACCTGCCAAAATTTTTCCATCATTATCACCTCCATTCCCACCAGTATTATCAGCCTTAGGCGGTTCTAATCCTTTAGCTCGCCACGTCTGCTGCTCTATAGCGATTTGATCAATATTACTATCGTAGTCAGTGCCCGTAAGTTCCGCAGATTCACGTTCACCGGTAGAGAAACCATATTTTACGCGTAAGGCCGCGCCAGTTACCTCTTTTACCGGATCCAGCATCCCCATAACAGGGCCAAACCAATCAGCATTACTCCATGCCTTAGTTATGATTGGATCACTACCATATCCAGGAGCGCTAATTCTTCCGATAGCAACCGCCTCTGCCAGCCAAGCTTCATAAACAGGCTGACAAAAATCACGTGCAAACCAGGTACGTCTGGTTTTAAAATTACTGGCAGCTTGTAATAATGCCCCACGTGCCGCAGAGTATGAAGATTGAAAACGACTAAGTAACACCTCTGCCGGTGTGCCAATAGCTGCACCGATCTGGCTGATCATCATATTTGTAAATGGTTCAAAAGTTGACATTGTACGGCTTGCGTCCATCGACTTTACATCGACACCAGGAGGCAGCAGATTAAGCGTTCCCGGACCAACTTCAACATGAGCCAGGTCTTCTGGTGTTACGGCTTCCGCTTGACCATAAGTTGAACTTAGAACATCATTCATATCATCAATATTGTTATTAGTCGTAAAAAACAAAGTATAAAACGATTTAATGATGGCAGCCGTAAGCTCCGCATTAGTATAGCGGCTGACCTGCTTCAATACCTCGATCACCGGCGCCAATATTGGTACGCCTCTGTACTGCTCTGGTCGTTCTTCATGCGATATCTGCAAAATATTTGGCCGACCACTTAACTTGCCAAATGCTTCCACTCGCTGCCACTTTAAAACTGCGGCAGGATCACTTAAATCAAAAGGTACCCTGTTTGCGACCCAATAAGCCACAACAGCCCCATCTGAATCTATTTCAATACCGTTGATAATACGATTCCCGTTTTTATTATTAGTCATTTCAACATCGTAATAAGATGGAGAACCATACGAACCACTGCTGTTTGGGTTACAGACCCTACTGGCCTCAAAAAGCTGTACTCTCAAACAATACGGATTATCAGGCACCGGCCTGCGATACTTGATCGCTGCCCATCCGTCACCATCTACAAGATAGCTCATATATGCAATATCCTGCATATCAAAAAAGTTATTCTTTCGATACAAATCACAAGCTGTGCTGTTTGCCCAAAGGTTAAATTCACGAAACGCCTGACGCTGCCACTCTTTAGCTTCCTCTGCAGTCAATCCCAGCAGCCTATAATCTATTTTAGGAGAAACCTTAAGACCAGCGCCTATAACATTGCTGCGCGAAGTATTAATAGCACTTGAACCAAGCGGAGAGTTACATACTAAATCTGCACTGCGGTTTCGTAAAGTTGCCAAATTTACATCAACATCTGCTTTAGTACTGGATTTCAAGGGATTATAGCCACGTAAAGTACTTCGTGTCCTACTGGCGCCGCCTTCTGAATAGCCGCTGTTCAATATTATTATTTTTTTATTATTTTCATTTCCCTCAGTAGGATGCCTGGCCTTAGCCGGTATTACTTTTTTACGTTTCACCATCATCTATCCTCCTAATCCCGCATAATAACTTGCTTTGTTCGATGCCCTCTTGGATACATTGCCTCATCCGTAGTCGCTCCTGCAGCAATAAGATCATTTATTTCTTTTCTTATTTCTGATAAATCAGCTCTCGTCAGCGTTCTATTGCCAATTCTGTAGCTTTGCCCTGCTACCAAAATAGACTGTTCTGCAGATAAATACTGCTTTAACCGTTCATTAAGTACCGTACTTGCCACTAATACTCCCCCCTCACACCTTTTCTAATGCAGCCGTAGCCGCCTTTAGGCTTGTTTTTCAGTTTAGACTTTACCGATTGTTCTTTGATTGCATTCGGGCTATTGATCAATTTTTCCAAAGCCTCGAAATCAGGATTTACGCTTAACATACATGCGAGGTTATAAACCCGCAGATCCAAAGGCTCGTTCCGTTTATCTTTAGCTATATTTACCCACTGATATACTAATACTCCATTTTTCCGACGAGGCTCTTTCGTTTCAGATATGAGGCCTTTAAAATAAAATTCATCGTAGCCGCGAGTTAGCTGTACAGTTACGCTATCACTCTTATCAAGCGGAAAATGAAAATATTTAGGTCCAGGCTCTTCAATCGATAACCGATCCATAACATATTGTTTGCCACTATCTGTGCCCAACATTACCAGCGGTATCGTATGTCCCCTTACGGTTTTAACCTTAACGTACTTATGCAATAACGGCACTCCTGGTGTCGATGAACCTTTTATAGCAAAACGCTGCCTTGCAAATCGTTTTTTACAGTACGCATAAACTTCTTTCGTATAGTGACCGCCGGAATCTATAAACGTCCTGGCTACCAAAAGACCCTTACCTGACGCAAAGCGATATTCCTTATCCAGCTGTTCGTCCAGCATATCCCACACTTTAGGTGTATCCGGCACGCCCAAAATAGTACCCTTTTTTATTCCCCAACATTCTTCAGCCATTCCCCAGCCACAAATCTCATACTCGAGCCTGTTGTCTTGTACGTCAACGGCCGCTGTTAAAAGCAGTACGCCTTCCGGCAGCTCGGCGCCATAGTTTTCACGCCTGCGCATAAACTGCTCATGGCTTTCAAAATTTCCTTTGCGCTCATATGCTTCTCCAAAACGAGTATTAACAACTACTTTTTCACGCTCTGGATCGCCCTGTGCTTCCAACCATTCCTGCATTACATCTGACCAGTTCACCCAAGGTGATGCAAAACAGTTAACAAAAAAGCTCCGTACCCCCTTAGTGAGAGCCGAAGCGTTCTGTGCAATATATTTTTGTGCGGCCTGCCGCATTTCAGTTTCTGTAAACCCAAACCCGCAATCTGGGCAACGCCAAATAACTGACTTAACAATAATCTGCCTTGTTCCCTTTTTATCAACAGAACAGTCGTAGTCAGTATGCATATCCCGATGTGTGACTAAATGCCACTCTTTGCACTTTGGGCATTGATGCTGCCACTCTTCCTGAGTCCCTGTTATATATTCATCTTCGATTCGACTGTCTCCAGCATTGGTCGGTGTTGAGAATAGCCCCATTACGCTATCCCAAAATGTAGTCATACGTTTTGCAGCCAAGCTGACCGGGTCACCTTCTGTGCCGGCGCTTTTTGGAAAGCGGTCAACTTCGTCTGCCAGTAATATTTTTATCGGCTTACTGGCAAGACCGGCAGGACTGTTAGCACCCGCCATTATAAGTCTGCCGCCAGGGAATTGTTTAGAAAGGATAGTATTGCCGGCGTCACGGCTTTTTACGTCTTTAAAAATATCTCTCAATACTTTTGTATCTCTGATCATCGGCGCTATACGTGATTTACTATAGTCCTGTGATGTTTCGATAGTTGGTTGGATCATCATTATCGGTGCAGGCGCCAGATGTGCGAACCGCCCAATAACATTGTTCATGATATCGGACTTTCCAACCTGAGATGCGGTCTTTGCAACTACCCTAGTTATGCCCGGTTCAGTAAAAGCATCCATAATGGCTTTTTGATATGGAGCACGATCTGTTCGCCACCGCCCAGGCTCTGCAGCAGCTTCGCCAGATATCATCCTATAGCTATCAGCCCATTCGGATACAGTTTGATCTGATAACGGCATCAATGACTGTTTTACTATTTTTTTGAAAAGATCAACTGTCTTCTTCATTACTAAATATCTCCGGATTATAATCGCTAAGCTCAGTTAACCTTGACTTAATTTCTTTAGAAAGTTCCGTCATAATAACACTTCTGCTCTGATTCTCCAGTCTAGCAGCCATCTTGGCTGGTATGCCCAAAAGCTGACTCCGTAATTTAGATAACATATCTGTCATAACTCTTTCGACATCTGCCGCATCATGTGACAGATTTTGTCGCCTTGCCAATTCAAGTTCAGCTAATTTACGTTTTGTAGCTTCATGCAATGCTTTTTCAGACCAATAATCATCTTCATCCTTGCTGGAATATTTATTTTCATAAAACGAAGCTATTGCCATTGTCAAAACGAAGTCTCCTTCTATTTCACGATGCAAAACTTCCTCATTTACCAACTGATTTACACGTCGTTCGCTGATGCCCAATAATTCGGCAAGCTCTCTTGCAGAGCCACGTTTCAGAATTTTAACCACTTCTATTTTCACCGCCTGTCTACTACAAAGAGAAGGAAATAGGAAAAAATATTTTTAAATCTAAACCTTTTTCGGGGCTCGAAAGACCCGCAAGGCTCGCCGCATTCAGGAAGAACCTATGAAAATTCTCCTGAGGATGGACATAAGAAAAGCACTCACCAAAGTAAGTGCTTTTCTTCTTGTTTATTTAGCTCTTTCTATTTGCTGCTTTTGATTATTAAAAAAATCCTCAACCTTATCAAAACTAATCCTATCTTCTGCAATTGCAATTTTAAGCTGTCTTATTGTATCTGCAATAAGATTATTCAAAGCCCTACAATGGTTTTGCGCTTGGACTGTTTTTTCTTCTTTTGTTCCATTTAAAACATCTAGTGTATCTACTAAGTATCTAGCTAAGTTATAGTAATTACTATACACATCCTCAGAGTACCAATGAATTCCAGGACAATAACTAAGCAATAACTGGCGAGCTTTTATCAATTCTTCCTCATTTTCAAAACATGAATATATTTCCGTTTCATGTTTTAAAGCAGTACTACGTTTTTGTGTCCAAACTGAATCCAGATAAATCGATAGTTTTTCATACGCCTCTATGCGGTGGTCTATTATTTTTTTGTAATAGTCACGTTTGTAATCGTTCTTTTTATGCCACCATAAACATAGATTGCTTATTATTGTACTAATAACAGCAGACCCAACTATCGCTTGCCAAAATTCACTCAACATCATCACCATCCATTTTTAGATGGTTTTATTATACCACAAAAGCCCACCAACACATTAAAGTTAGTGGGCTTTTGTCAATTTCTACACATACATTATAACACAGGTCAATACTCGCATTCTATCTCCTCTTTTAATTTTTGCAGCGCCTTAGAATGCATTTTGTGTATATACTGCCACGAATATCCCAAATCCGCAGCAATCACTTCCCAACGCTGGTAATTCAGGTACCGTTTGAACAATATCAGCTGCAGCTTCTCGTCATCAAGCATTTTAATTAGTGCTCTCGTCGCCGCTAACGCCTCTGTAAGCATCTTAATATCGTTTTGAATATCTTTGTCTAGGTCAACCAGTTTTGCAACTGCACCGCCTATTTTATCGCCGTCGCCTCCACCTCCAGGCGCAAAGCTATAAACCGGCGTTATCTTTGCGGCCAAGTCTTCTAAATCCTGTAGCGTTTGCAAATCTGCTTCAAGCTGCTTCTGCCAGACCCATGCACTTTTTAACCTTTGCTTTATTTCATCCGTCGTAGGCATCGCATCACCCCTCTGCCCGTAAAACATATGTAGCAATGTCTATCGCAGCACTTTCAGCTTCACTCAGCTGATGACCATGCTCCACCTGCCCTAACATACCGATCACGCTCCAGAATCGATTTTCTTTTACACAATTTACCCTACGACAGTAAACTTTATTCTCGCTTACTTGACGGCTCCACACGCAGCCCTTACACTTATGTGCCACTCTAACCACGCTCCTTTACTCCAATTGCTCAATTCGTACATAAAGCCCTGGCTGCTCTGACCAAAACTTTTCTGTAATCTCACTTGCTACCTGTGCATCGTCTGTCCAATAGCCGAGCCCAGTCATTACATCCTTAAGCAGCTTGATCATATTATCAGTGTCCGGCTTTGTAATTTTATATTCGCCGTTCTTATGTTTCCCTATAGCTGTATAGCACCATTTAGTCAAAAGCCTTATCGGACCGGTCAGCTTTTTTTCAGGTACATAAGCTGCCAGGTGCGCACTAAACTTCTGCCTGGCATCTTTAAGTGCGTCAGGTTCATAATAGTGTGGCTTACCGTTTACAACATGGACCTTTTTCTGCTGATGCGTAACTGTTGGCAGTTTCATCTGAATAAAGAACTCAATCATCATATGCTCCTCTTTCGTAAGCTTCCCGCCATTCTTGAATCGTAGCCAGCAAATAGTCAGCGCCTTCTTTACTTCCAAGCAATTCCTTTCGGTCAATTGTATTTTTTACGATAAGAGTTCCGTCTGTTTTCATAAAACCAAATTGTAATTTTCCAGCCTTCTCATAACAACGCATAAAGCTATTACCGAATTTTACAACTTCTCCTTTTTCAGTTTCCCAGTATTTACTATTTTTCATTTTTCATTCGCTCCTTTTTCCTTTCGCGCGGTATACCTCTTCCTACAACCGAAAGGAATTTTCCCGCCAAGCCAAGGCGGAAAATCCTTTTGTTGTATAGGAATACAACCTACAATGACTAATCATATATAGATACATCGCGCGCGCGTATATCGCGTATATAATATTAGTGAACATTCACTTAAGGAAAATCTCGATAATCGCTCGACTTTTTCCGATTCGGAAATTCTCGATAATGTTCGAGTTTTTCCAAATTGTCAGAAAACGGCGTCGTGGAAAAACACTCGACTTTTTCCAATTCGGAAAAGGAAAATCATTCGACTTTTTCCGTTTTCCGAATGACTTCTCCATTATTGCTTATTGCAAACATTCCACTTTCTCGAATATGATTCTTCACCGTTTTTTCCGTCACATCTAAATAACTGGCCATGCTTTTTACTGTCGGAGTCCCACCAAAACTTTCTGCTTCAAAAGCTTTTTGTAATGCTACTATTCGTTCTTTTTTCAAATCATCCGGTGACTTCTTCTTTTTGAAATTCCGCTGCCAGGCTGGTCCCTGCCCGTCAGGTTCAATATCCTTTAGACTTCCAATATCATCAACGTAATGCACAGGATAATTAAACCAAAGATTGATCGGCGGGAACTTCGGAAACTCACGTAGAGTCCCTTCAATGCGCCACGCTGTACGTTGCCGCACCCGCTGTTTGGCCGCCGGAATCGCCGTTTTCACAAGCTCAATATTAGTATTATTGCCAAGCATCTTATGGCAGTATTCCAACAGTACAGCGCTACTGCACTCGTCATCCTGCGATAAATCCTGTGTATAGGCAGGGTAATATCGTTTTAAATACGCCAAGCACTCGGCGCAAATTGCTTTATTTTCTTCCTGCTTCAGTAATTCTTCTGTTGGTTCCAGCTCTATCAAATCAAGCAGTGCGTCAGGATCACGGGCAAATACTCCTGACCCTGAAGCTCTGTCCATAGATTTTTTACTGCCTTGGCCACCCTTTGAATGATGGTGGCAGTAGATCACAGCGCAGCCCAGTTCCGTACAAACCTTATCGAACTGATTACAGAAATGCGCCATCTGGTCAGCACTGTTTTCGTCACCGGTGATGATTTTATAAATCGGATCGATAACGATAGCAATATAATTCTTCTTTGCTGCACGCCTGATCAGCTTCGGCGCCAGTTTATCCATCGGAATCGACTTGCCACGCAAATTCCATACATCGATATTAGACAAATTGCTCGGCTCCCACCCCATTGCCGTATAAACATCCTTAAAACGATGCAAACAACTTGCCCTGTCAAGTTCAAGGTTCACATATAAAACTTTACCCTTTGTACAGCTAAAATTAAGCCACTGACGGCCCTCGGCAATCGCGCAGCACAACTCTATCAAAGCATAGCTTTTGCCTGCCTTAGACGGCCCTGCAATGAGCATTTTATGCCCCTGTCGCAATACATTATCAATCAGCGGTTTTGCCAGCTCCGGTAAATTATCCCAAATCTCACTGATGCTTTCCGGTTCCGGAAGATCATCGTTGACCGCCTCAATCCACTCCTGCCATTCTACAAAGCTGGCTTTGCCGATGTTGGTATCAACTAAAAACTGCTTGTGTCCCTGACGCATCACACCCGGCATTCTGCTGAGCCGCGAAGGATTACGGTTTTGGGTATCGATTTCAAGGCCGTTTTTCTTACAAACAGCGTAAAGATAATCAACACGTTTACGATATTCCGCATAGTCTGCTGCATCGATCCTAACAATAGCATGCAGCGACTTTTTCCCTGAATGTACCAGGCAGGCCACCGGCAGTTCCAGTGTCCGGATAATTTCATTCTGCTTGGCTATATCCATCTTGTCCGATTCGACCAGCGCATACCGAAATTCTGTCACATTGTCGTTTTTCACGCCTTTACCATCAAGAGGATTAAAACGTATCCAGGCGCCGCACTCAGGGTTATAATCGCCAAGCACCCCGCCGATATCACCCTTACATTTATTAAGTAGCTCAATGAGCTGCCCAGCTGTTCTATCAGAACAACCTTTTGACGGTAGATATTTACCGTCTTTTTGCCATGATTCCGTTACATAGCCAACATTTTCCGTACTGTCGAATAAAGTTTCCAGATAAGTTACCAGTTCTTTTACCGGATCCCAGTTTTCCGGGTCCGCTATTTCCTGGCCTTCGATCCAGTTCTTATCGACCAAAACCATATCTTCTTTTTGTCCGATGATATCATCCCATGAAAGTTCATAATCTTCACGCTGCTGTGGCGTCCAGCCGTTATCCTTAGCCATTGCTACGATCGTACCACCCGTTACTGGTGCGCTGGTATCACCTCTGAACGTCTCCCATTTTTTTCGGCATTCATTTGCGTGGTATCTTCCAGCATCCCGCCGGCTCCAATCATCCCACACGCTCACGCTGTACCCTTCTGCTTTCAACGCCATGCCAACATTGACCCATTCCTGATAATCAAGAATGCTCGGATCGATATAATCAAGCAGCGGCAGCAAATCCAATTTATTCTCCATGATGTTCTCCTTTATTCAGGCTTGTAAATCCGTGGATCAATGCCTGCCGGAATACGCCAGCCACCGGCAGCAATCCTGTCTATTAATTTCTTGGCATGTTCAAAAGACCAGGTCCCGACGTGCTGGAACCCACGACCTTCTAAAAAACGGATCTGTTTCGGTGTTGTAAGTCCTTCACTTCTGCGCTTATCCAAACGATCAAGGATTTTCGCAGCTTTACCGGCATTGTCGATCTCATCCGGATTTATACCAAACTTCTCTAATGTTTTAAGTTGCTTTTCACTGGCCGGGCTCATTTCCCAACCGAATGCTGGTACATAGCTTGACAGATCCTCTGCTTGGATACTCATTTCAAACTGCAGTGGATCCACCAGTTTACGCTTACGCTGTTTCATTGCTGCCAACTGTTTCGCCAAAGCTTCTTCCCGCTGGGCAACAACATCTTCAGAAGCCTGCTTTTCCACTGCTTCCAAATCTAACGGACAAGCTGCGTCCTGTAATGTTTCAGTCATAGCTCTGGCCACATCTTCATTTGTCGCAATCAAATGCGCCGGTCGGCACAGTTCATGGCGTTCTGTATGCCATAGAAAATCAAGCAGCAAAAGTTCTTCTTTGCCCGGTGCCAGCCTCGTACCACGACCCACCATTTGACAATACAAACTCCTGACCTTCGTTGGCCTTAATACAACAATGCAATCAACAGCCGGGCAATCCCACCCTTCTGTCAAAAGCATTGAATTACAAAGCACGTTATATTTACCGGTTTCAAAATCACTCAGCACCTTTGCGCGATCCTCGCTGTTACCATTTACTTCGGCAGCGCTGAAACCGATACCATTCAAAATATCCCTAAACTTTTGGCTGGTCTTGACAAGTGGTAAAAAAACTACAGTCTTTCTATCCATACAAATTTTAGCCATTTCCTCAGCGATCTGATTCAGATATGGATCGAGAGCCGTTCCCAGATCGCTGCTCTTAAAATCACCAGCCTGAGTAGCGACACCTGTCAAATCTAATTTTAGAGGAATAGTCTGAGCCTTGATTGGCGACAAATAACCTTCTTTAATAGCTTTAGGCAGCGTATATTCATAAGCAAGGCTCTCAAAACATTGCCCTAAATTACGCATATCGCCTCTGTCAGGCGTTGCAGTAACACCAAGCACCTTAGCGCTGTCAAAATGTTCCAGCACCTTCTGATAGCTATCTGAAAGTACATGATGTGCTTCGTCAACGATGATCGTATCGAAAAAATCCTTTGCAAATCCGTTTAACCGCTTCTCGCGCATCAACGTCTGGACAGAACCTACTACCACACGATACCAACTGCCCATACAGGTATATTCAGCTTTTTCCATAGCCGATTTTAAACCTGTAGCCTGCTCGATTTTGTCACAGGCCTGCTGCAACAGTTCAAAACGGTGCGCCAATATCAGTACCCGGTCACCCTGCTTAACCTGTTCCTCTGTAACCTTTGCAAAGACTATAGTTTTACCGCACCCGGTCGGCAATACCAACAGGGTGCGGTTTATTCCTTTATTCCACTCGTCAAAAATAGCCTGTTTAGCTTCTTCCTGATATGGACGCAGCTGCATTAGAAAGCTCCGGGCCGAAATGCAGGAACGGCCTGCGGTTGTCCTTGATATAAGTTTTGTTGTTGCGGTGCTGCCGGAGTAGGTGCTGTTGTCGCTGTATTTTCAGGATCATAAAAGCGTTTAATTTCGTTATACTGCTTACCATCATGCATACGGATACCGATCTTAGCCCTGCCCTTTCGACCAACCACCCGTGGCCAATCCATTTTCAAAGGTTCACCGTGTTTTTTCAGCCCAATACCGATAAAGAAAGCCGAAATCATGCCTTCCGTCCGAGAATGTAAGAACAAGTTATGCCTGATACGGGCTTCGCCTTCCGGTGTTTCAACTACCAAAGTGATTACAGCTTTATTACAGGGCGGCAACTTTTCGCTGCCTTCATGACGGGCACGTTGAAACTCTAATACCTTAAATTCATAATCGCCTTCCGGCAGAATGATAAAACCGGCGCTCTCCTTTTCAATAGTATCGTCCCATCCTAATTCTCTTTCTTCTACGGGTACTGTTTGTCCTAATTGTTCAAATGCCATTGTTTTATTCTCCTTTATCTGTTAAATATTATTTAAACTACATTGAGTTTCTTAAACTTAAAAAGGTATATCCCTGTTCTCTTTGATCAAAGCAAAGACATTGGGCCAGGCTCCGATCAAACAGCCCTGTACAAAATCCTCTGCGTAATTTTCAAAAGGTGTTCCCTCTGGATAATAGCCACGCTGGGCAACAACCTTTTGAATTTCTGCAAGCGTTACCCCTTCCGGCGCCATTAAATCAGCCAATGCTTTTGGCACACAACTTGGAATTACTTTTGACGTTTGTACAGTCACTATATCATCTGATGCTGTTACAGGGATAAGCGCCGGATCTACAGATATTAGTCCCGAAGGCGTATCTATAATTGCAGTGGCACTAGCAACCGGCGCCACAACAGTTTCCGACTGCATTACAACTGGCTGCGACACAGGCTGCAAAGCTTCCGTATTAGAATAAACCAGACAACCACGAATACTTTTAAAATCAAAGGGTAATTCTTCCGGTAGATCCTGTCTGTTCTTTGCATCCCAGTTAGGATGATGCGTCGTATACATTACCCGCTCACCACCGGCGGCCTTGCATTTCTTCCCGTCCTTATCCTGTGCGATCACGATAGTCTTATAGTTGGCAAACAGCAGCATATCAGCCCACTCTTTGACCAACGGAGCAGTCTGCGATGAAGTCTTTTTGCCAAGCTTCAGCTCATACCGATCAAAACTTCCACCTTCATTAGGCAATTCAAACTTACGCATCTGCATATGTGCTGTTAAAACAACATTGATCCCAACTTCGATCACATCAGAAAGCAGATTTAAAAAGCGTCCAAATTCTTCCCTTACAAAAATATAGCCACTGCCATAACCAAAATCCTCGATCCCATTTTTTCCATTTTTAGCACATACATGACCCACGCAAAGCTGTTCTGCCCAGTCAATCGTATCAATAACCAATGTTTTACAGCAGGTTGGATTTTTGATAACCTCTCTAACCTCATCCAGCAACATCGTCCAAGAAGTCGGCGCCGGTAATCTGGCAACATCGTAGACATTCGTACTGCCTTCGGTATCGATAAACAGCGGATCCGGAAAATCAGCGGCAAAAGTAGTTTTGCCAATACCTTCAGGACCATAAACTACAACTTTTTGCGGCTTTACAATCAGCCCTCTAGTAATTTGAAACTTCATCAAAACTCACCTTTCTTCCATGTTTTTGCGCCTTCATCCGAAAGGCCGTTATATTCTTTAACATAACCATCTTCGATAATGACCGAACACTCTTTGCCACTGCTGACACGTGTAGCGATTACCTGCAGCTGTTCCTGTTCTAACCATTTACCAAATTCATTTAAAGTATCCTGATCCATTTGCTCCAGCTTATCCATGAGCACAAAACCACAGTTCGGATTCAATTTGCGGACAATAGCAGTAGCTACTTTAAGCTGCTCACTGCCGCTCATGTTATCCCACTTATTCCCACGATAAACCAGCTCACCATTTTCAACAGACAATTCAGGTAGCGGCAGGTCTGCATTTTCCAACAACTTTAAGCGCTGCTCTCTAATATCTTCGATCGATTTTGTCAGTTCATCATATTGCTGGCTATATTCTTCAGCTTCGATTTCAGCCTTTTCCCTGTCCATATTGGCCCTGATTTTAATATTCAGGCGATCTATGTCAGAGATATTCGCTTCCAATTCTGCCGTACTTTCATCCTGTAAATCTGCGGCCGACTTACGGGCAACCGAAACTGCAGCCTCAGCTTCTTCAAGCCGGTTCTTCGCTTTGTCAAAAGCAATCTGCGCTTTAGCTAATTCTTCTTCATACTGCTGGCACATTTGCCGCTTGCGCTGGTTTTCGCCGTTCCTGGCAAGTATCGCCTGCTGCTGCCTAATTAGATCAGCTGCTGAAACGAGCTCTTTAGGAACATCCGGATACAGTTCAAGCTCAGATGCATACTTTTTCTTTTGGTCAGCAATGCGTCCAACTTCATATCGCCTGTTATAAATCCTTTGTTCTTCAGCATCCAACTGGTAAAGTTTTTCACCGATCCCTATTATCTGCAAAAGAGCATTGGCCTTTTCTTTATTATTTGCATTCAAAAATTTTGGCAGATCTAAAGCAAGTTGCGCTACAAACTCATTTAAAATCTGCTGGCCGCCTTTATTTCCCTGCGGATCGATGACCTTTAAGCTGCCATTAATGCCCTTCCGCTCAACTATAAGCCCATTAGACAACTCTATATGCAGAATTGGCGGAGTAACAGATCCTTGTCGCTGCGGTTCAGAAGGTTTATATCTTTCCCCACCAAGCGTCCAGGCAATCGCATCCAGAACGCTGGTTTTACCCTGACCATTTTTACCACCGAGAATAGTCAAGCCATTCCCCGAAGGTACTAATTTTACTGCTTTAATCCTTTTGATATTTTCAAGTTCGAGACTGTTAATTTTCACTGTCATTGAAATAGCTCCTTTTCTTTTTTCAGCCACCATACAAGCGTAGGACGCTTAACTCCTATGACGCTGGCTGCCTTTCTAACCGAATACCTTGCTCCATTAAACTTTTAGCTTCCGCAATAAGCTCACGACGTTCTGCTTTTGACCTGTAATGTACTGATTCTCGTGGCATAACTTTTGCTAAAGCTGTCTCCGTATCAACGCTGTTTACTATAGCTATGTATAGAGCTGCATAATTCTCAATAGGAAAATTTAAGCCGTAATTCATTGTCAATCCTTCTATTTATGCTATAATGTAGCCAATACAGGTTGTTCATGACCAATGTATTAACCCTGAGCTGTCAGCATTGCCGTGCTGATGGCTCTTTTCTTTAATTCATTCCAGCAACCTTGCACCAGAGCCATAACCCGAAAAATACACCGGCCCAAGTCCCAATAGCAATTACCGCAATTTGATAACCTAACTCTTTCCACATCTCACCACGCCCTTTCTAAAAACATCCCAAAGATGACCAGTGATACTGCTATCAGGATCTTAGGGAAAATTTCACTCTCAGCAAAAAAGTACCAAATATAAATCCCTAGTGTTTTCACGGTGTTTCCTCCCCCCCAGCACGACTTTTGTTCCTCTCTGCAGCATCGACTATAGCCGTCAGATAAGCTAAGTCATCAAAGGAATAACCATTATTGTCCAACTCGAGTTCTAAACATTCTATGCCGCTATTAAAAGACCTTAGGGATTCAATTAAATCATCTAAAATATGAGCTGGAATTTTACCAGAAACAGCCTGAATCGCTTTAGCGTATGAGTTTAAGCCCTTTATCTGTGTAGATCTGTCTGATATCAAATTAAATATTTCCGTAGGCAGTTGTTCCGGCATTAGCTATTTCACCTCCTTTCGCATCAAATTCAATTGATCTAAATACCCGCCGCCATCACGGCGTTTATGCTTAGAAATAACAATTGGGCATTTTAATTTTTGTAACTTTTTTTGTCGAAGTTCGATTTGTTCATTAAAATAACGATCAGCGCCTTCGACTTCAATTTTATGCCGCTGTCCTATCTTAACTGCCGGAAGTGTTCCATCTCGGCACATTGCATAAACGGTAGAATATGCAAGTCCACGAGAATTGGCATATTCTTTAATTCCTGAAAACTTCATGAACTCATTCTCCTTTTCTTTTATTGCATTTATGCAACAAATCAATCAAAAAAAATTGTGCTAGGTTCTTTCAACTTTAGTATTTTGCTCATTGAGGCAGCTTCATCTACTGAAATTTTACAGCGTCCATTAAGTTTTGCATTTACACTTTTGGTCGTCAGGCCAAGTTTTTTAGCCAGTTCCCTCTGCGTTATGCCTTTTTCAGCTAGAGCACCGCGTAGCTTTGCTAAGTTCATCTAATATCACTTCCTTTGCTCCCCTTCGTCGCATTTATGCTACAAGGTTATGATAACAGCACATAATTCAAAAGTCAAGCACAAATGCAACGTTTTTTATATTTTTGTTTTACTTTCCGTTGCATTTATGTTATTATTGGTTTAAGCAGCAAAGAGAGGTTTTTACAATGAGCGAAAAAGAATTAACAGAACTAATTGAAAAAATTAAACTTCGGCGATTGGAACTTGGTCTATCCTATCAGGAACTTTCGGATTTAACAGGCATCAACAAATCTACTCTTCAAAGATACGAAACCGGATTCATCAAAAAAGTTCCTATAAACCAAGTTCAAATAATTGCGAAAGCTCTAAATGTAACTCCAGGTTATCTAATGGGGTGGGAAAATAATAAAGAAAACCAAACTTATTACCTCAATCCTGAAGCAGCAAAAATGGCACAGGAAATTTATGATAATCCTCAATACAAAGTGTTATTTGACGCTACCAAAAAACTAAAACCCGAAAGCATTAAAGAAGTTATGAAATTTATTGATTACCAAAAAGCCAAAGAGGAAGGCGATCTCAATGAGTAGAACTATCTTATATGACTTGCCTCACGACGTTCGAGGCTTTGTTAGAGAAGATATTGATGGAGAGGCAATTTTCATCTTGAATGCCCGCTTAACGAGGGAATCTAACATGAAAACTTACCTGCATGAGCAGGAGCATTATGAAAAAGATTGTGGTAAGAACCTTTGTGTTGACGAAATTGAAGCGCAAAGGCATAAATAAAATATTTTTTAGAAAAATATTTTCTCAATTAGAAAGGACATAGATATGACAATCAACCGTGACTTCGTTGAAACCCCTACTTCTGCTGATACTATCCATGCAATTGGTTCTTTGGCAGCCTCTCTGGTTCCTGGAGCAAGTGAATTATTCAATTTTCTTTTTACTTCGCCTGCAATGAAAAGACGAGATGACTGGATTGAAAGTTTGGAACAACGAATAATTTTTTTAACAAATAACCAAGGAGTCTCTATAGAGTCTTTAAAAAATAACGAAGAATTTATATCTGCAGTATTTTATGCCTCATCTCTATCCCTTAAAACACATTTAGAAGAAAAACGCAAAATCTTATTAAACGCTGTTACTAATATCGCCCAAAATAACGATATGCACGAAGCTAAACAACAAATTTTCTTTAATTATATAAATGAGTTCTCTGTTTTACACATCAAATTATTGAAGTTTTTCAATAATCCAGAAGAAAATATTCTCAAAGAAAACATTCACATAGATGATATGTATTTTTCTTCCTCTTTGATTGAAATCTTACTACAGTGCCATCTAGCACACCAAAATGAAGAACCTCTAATAATACCTCTTGTCGATTCTTTATATTCCTACGGTTTAATTAATATAGAACCCCAATCTTTAAAAACTCAAATGACTTCTTCTGGATTAGTTGCTAGCCGAACAACACCTCTTGGAAAAGATTTTCTTAAATTCATTTCTGATCCAACAGGTGCTTAAACAATAAAAAAGACCGCCCCTGCGCCAACAGGAACGGTCAACGTAACGCCTTACAGCCAACCTTTAAAAACAACACTAATTTCAGTATATTATATCAATACCTTTATCAAATCATTATATGAGTGGAATACCTTTATTTTTTCGGTTATTTTAAATGTATTTGGTTGACACCTTTATTTATTAAAGGTATTATATTAACACCTTTAATTTTTCTTATAAAATAAAGGTGTTGAAAAGAGGTGTAACTATGGTTTATGATAAAAATACTCCTTACAACAATTTACCACTACTCCCACCCAAAGAAGAATTGGAAAATAAAGCTATACTAAAAAAAGCTATAAGTGCTAATAAAGCCTTAGCTGAATTAAGAGGTTGGACTTTTACTCAACCGAACCCATTACTTTTATTACAATCCATTACGTTGCAAGAAGCAAAAGCCTCAAGTGCAATAGAAAATGTTGTAACAACTAACGATGAGCTGTATCAAGCTCTTTCTGCTCCACAATCCGCTAATATTTCGCCATCAGCAAAAGAAGTTATGTACTATAAAGAAGCGCTTTGGCACGGCTATAAACAAATAGTTGATGGTTATCCCCTAACAATCAATACTTTTATTGATTTATTTCGAATTGTAAAAAAACGTTCAGATGGTATTCGAAAACTTCCAGGCACATGCCTAAAAAATTCTTTCAATGAGATAGTCTATACTCCTCCCGACAATGAGCATGATATTATGCGGCTACTTTCCAATCTAGAAGGTTATATAAATGATTCTCTAGATGACACAGATATCTTGGTAAAGCTAGCCATCATTCATTACCAATTTGAATGTATTCACCCATTCCCTGATGGTAATGGAAGAGTTGGGCGTATTATAAATGTATTATATTTAGTTCATCAAAAGCTTTTATCTTTTCCAATTTTGTATTTATCGAAATACATTATAGAAAATAAAAGTGAATACTATAAAGCATTAAAAAATGTCACTGAAAATAGGCATTGGGAACCATGGATTATATATATATTATCGGCTATAGAAGAAACTTCCATTAACACATTAGACATAATTAGAAAGATTTATATTGCGCAAGACGAAATGTGCAAAACCATTAGTGAAAAAGCACCACAAATATATTCTAAAGAACTTGTTGAACTTCTCTTTGAACAACCTTATTGCAAAATTGATTTCTTAGTACAAAAAAACATCGCCAAAAACCAAACCGCTTCGAAATATCTAAAAACTTTATATGAATTAAATATTTTAGATTTACTTGTCAAAGGAAGGGAAAAATATTATATAAACAAAAGTCTATGGAATATTTTAACCCGACAATAAAAAAGACCGCCCCTGCGCCAACAGGAACGGTCAACGTAATTGCCCCACTTCGTCGCAAGCGAGCTGATTACTATAAATATTATAGCACATCAGCTCTGCTGCTGCATACCCAAATTACAGTAAAGGAGCTGATTTTTTATGCCAAAACGTAACAGAAATGGCGCTGGAAGCATTGTTTATGAACCAGAACGAAAAAAATACAGAGCCTATATCACGGATGTTTTAGGTAAAAGAATATCCAAACGTTTCGACAGTTCTGACGAAGCTGATATGTGGCTCTCCCAAATAAAGTTAGATTTATACAACAATACCTATATTCCTAAATCTAACATAACTGTAGGTGAGTGGGTCCTTGAATATCTGAGCACTTACTGCGCACCAAATATAAGAGCCAAAACCTTAATTCGGTATATGCAAACGGCTCGACATATTGAACCCATCTCCGGCATATTACTTCAGGAATTAGATGCTAGGCAGGTACAATATTTCTATAATAATCTTCCTAAAATGTCAGATAGCAGCAAAAACAAAATACATAAACTGTTGAAAGCAGCTATAACTAAAGCACATATACTAGAGCTAGTAAAAAAGAATATTATGAATGCCATACCAGCGCCTAAAGTATCGAAACCCAAAATAGAAATATTCAAAAGCGAAGAACTGCAAGCAATATCAGAGGTATTAAAAACTACTTCCACCTATAGAAGGTATTATTTATTATTTTTATTAACAATCAACACCGGCATGAGACTTGGAGAAGTTTTAGGACTAAAACGAAAATGTGTATTTGATGATTATGTTGTGATCAACAACAGCCTGCAAGATATAAATGGCAAAATGGTCGATACACCGCCAAAAACGGCCGCTGGAGAAAGAGAAATCACAATCACGAGGGATTTATCCTCTGACTTAAAAAAACGTTTTAACAGTGGGAAAATCGTTTCTTTTGATGGCTATATTTTTCAAAGCAAAAATGGAACTCCATTACGACCTAACCAAATCGAAAGAGCCTGGAAAAGTATTTTATTATTAGCTTCAGTACCGCATAAAAAATTCCACGTACTTCGTCATACGCATGCAACACAATTATTGGCGAACGGTGTACCGCTTTTGGAAGTATCTAAACGATTGGGACATAGCAGAGCCAGCCACACTTTAGATCTTTATGGTCACGCTATTCCAGGTTACGATGCTTCCTTGCCGAATAAAATCTCAAAAATTTTCAATTTATAA